TACCTACGTATGGATTCTACGTCATACGATGCCGACTTGTTAAGGTTTGCTACCGCAGCACGCCAACTCGCGGAAGATTATACGCGCCGCGCATTTATTACGCAGACGTGGGATTTAATGTTAGGTGGATATGACGTAACGGACGCGATAATGCTACCGCGCCCACCATTACAATCAGTAACTTCAGTAGCTACATATAACGACGCGGGAACGGCGACTATCACAGCTCCCGCTAATTATTCGATAGATAACTTTAGCGAACCGGGTTATGTAATCATAAACCAGGGCACTTCATGGGGCTACACGCGCGCTTATAACGGCATGATGGTAGAATATATGGCAGGATATGGCCCCGCTGCCGGTAACGTGCCGCAGCCGATTAGAATGGCGATAACCGAGGCCGCCGCTTTTTATTATAACAACGGTGGACTAAACAAACTACCCCGTAATATCATCAAGCGCCTCGACCCGTATCAGGTGATTTATCTATGAAGTTAGAAGCGCCCGTACCCTTTAACCAGTTCCGCGAACGGGTAACGTTCTACTCCACAACAGAGACGGTAGATACCTATGGTGGAGCAACTACCGCCGAAGTATCTTTAGGTAGCGCGTATGCGGCAGTCGAGAAACTATCAGGTAGTGAACAGTGGCGCGCGGGCGGGCAGGCAACCGAGGCGGACTGGACTATAACAACGTGGTACCGCTCCGATATAATCGTTACCCCTAAATGTATTATAAAGTTGGGCTCGAGGACGTGGGATATAACCGACGTTATAGACGTGGAAAATAAGCATCAGTATTTAGTTATCGGTTGTAAGGAACGAGAGGGCGCAGTATAATGTTCAACACGGAGAGCATCAAGTGAATATTAATATAACCCTCGAAGGACAGGCAGGATTTGACGCCAAGATAGCAGCGATTATTACAAAGGCATCGGGTCCGGGGCTGGCGGCTGCGTTGATGGAAGGCGGTAAACTGATTGAGACCGGCTGCAAACAATCGTGTCATTTTACACACGGGACTACAACAGGGCGTTTAAAGGGATCAATCGTCGCAGAAGCACAGGGTAAAGATACTGTGATAGTAGCCCCTCATACTGATTATGCACAATATGTTGAGTTTGGCACCAGTAACCCAAACTATCCAGCGCAACCATACATGAAGCCGGGATTCGAGATGTCAAGAGATGCAGCGGTATCACATATTAAAGCGAAGTTAGCCGCGGCGATAAAAGGGTAATTAAAGAAATAATGAAAGATAAATGGGCGCAGTGTAAAAGTTGTATCGGTTATTGTTGCTTCGGCAGCGCATCATACAGCGGCACGCCCATTAGCGACGACGAGATAACAAAAGTATGTGCTTATCTGGACATACCAGAAGAACAGTTTAGAGTAAACTATGTCGCCAAGTTCAGACCAGCGGGGGGTTATGTGCAGGGATTAAAGTTTGGCGCGCATCCGTGCCCGTTCTGGACGCCCGGTAAATGCACTATATACAAAGTTAGGCCGGCGTTTTGTCGCACGTATAACCCTATCGAGAACTGCGAAGGATGGCATAAAGCGCGGGCGGGGGTTTAATGGCGGTAGCTAGAAGTTCATCATTATTACCGATTCAATACGCACTTATTACCGCTATGACGGGCGACGCTTCGTTACATACCCATGTAGAGGATAGGGTTTACGATTGGGTGCCCGAGAATCCTACGTGCCCTTACCTCGACGTAACCACTCCAACAGAGGTTCCGTGGGATTGTTTCTGTGATTCGCAGATGGGGCAACGGGTAACGTTCACAGTTCACATATGGTCAACGTATCGCGGTAGTAAAGAAACGAAAGAGATTGCGGCGCATATAAACGACCTATTGGATAACCAGGCGCTCACGGTTTCGGGATACGCACATATTGTAACAATGAACACGATGACGACGGATATGCGCGACCCCGATATGGTACACTGGCACGGGGTTATGTATTTTACGTTTTATGTTATGCAGTCTTGATTTAGAAATTTAGACAAAGGAGAAGTGATTAAAGAAATATGGTAGCAGCACCAGATCCAACAACAAATACTATATTATATGCGGGAACTTCAACCGGACCAAATACGGCGGTATCGTTACTAAACGACCTGAGCGTGGAAGAAACATCGGAATTGGCCGAAGTAACCGACTTCGGGGATACGTGGATATCGCGGTTACAGGCGTTACAAAGCGCCAAGTTCTCCGGCGGGGGGTTCTTCGATTATTACAACGACGCAACCGGACAGGCGCATATAATGAATAACGCGTTAAGCGGAACGGCATTATGGTTTAAACTCCGTTACGGCGCGAGCGCAGACGATTACTACGTTAATACACGGGTTATGGTTTCCGATTTTACAATAAGTACCGCTCCTAAGGGAATGGTCGAATTTAAATTTAGCGCAGAGAGCACCGGGACGATAACGCACGGCGCGGATTAATCAAAACGAAATAAAATAAAGAGGTAAATAGAACAATGGCAGCAGACGCAGGAATGTATCCAGCAAGCGTAATAGATATTTTCGCAGAGGCGGCAGACCCGCCCACGAAATGCGTTAACTGGATAAACAATATAGATGTTTCATTAGATGGTAAGAACGTAGACGTTACGTCGTTTAATTGTACGACACCGCCAACGTTTATACAAAATAAACAGGTTTTTAAAGACCTTAAGATAACGTTAAAGGGCTTCTTGGACCGGGCAGACGCCGGGCAGGCCGCTATGTGGACAGAGTACCTAACCCCCGCTGACACGCTTTACGTAAAAGTAGGGTTCGGGCCAACGCCAACGTTCTTCGTTATGGCTAACGTATCGGTAGGTAACATCGGTATCAATATGAAAGCCGATGGGATAATCGAAGTAACTTACGAGCTAGTAGCACGCAGCGATGTTACGTTCGCATAAACGGGTGTGATGTAAAATGGCAGCAGCAGTAGTTACACCAGGCCATCACGCGTGTTTATACATCAGTGGAGCGGGCACCGCTTACGCAGCAGAAGCATTAACGAATGTGACGGCCAATACGTTCTATCGGGTTACTGCCGCAGCACACCGAGTTATGCATCCAACTGTTGCAGTTACAACATCAAGCGCGAGCACATACGTGCCGTTTACCCCCCCGGGTGCGAATAAGTTTACCGTTAACCGTCTGACGGGAACCGTTACGTTCGGAACCGACCAGGGTGTAGGCGACGTAACCATGAACGGGGGGCAATGGCTCGAGATGCAGCCGATGCTCTTCGCGAAGGACTTTAGTATTGGTGTTAAACCAAAACTTGTAGACACGACGGTTATGAGTTGCGCGGCAGGGCCGTATGTATCAAACGGGCAGGTACTTAGAGAACTTACCGGAAGTATTGGAACGTTCTTTACTCCCGATAGCGCGGCGACGTTTGCCGTAGCAACGGTACCGGATCCCCCGTATTTCTTAGACCACCTAACCGACGACACGGTTTTCGCTCTGCGGTTTTATATGACCGCACACTGGGAAATGTTGGCGTGGGTTAAGGTTGATACTGAAAAGATAGCGTTATCAGTTGATAGTATGGAAGACGAAACGGTTTCGTTTCAGGGATGCGCAGACCTAGAAGGACGCGTCTGTACGTTAATATCGACGGCTTGATCTTAGTTTGTAATCATCTAAATAATAGGTGGTAGGAGTTAGATAATACGTGGTAAAAGAAGACGGAGATAAAGTAGTGTCCAATATGGCGCTACGGGATCGTATTCTTAACGCAAACGATACGCGCGAAGAGATAGTAGACGTGCGCGAGTGGGGCTGGGGTTCAGTACTTTGTAGAAACCTTACCGGCCTTGAGCGTGCAGCGCTGAGTAAATTAGCGACGTTTAGGGTGAGCGGCCAGATGACGAGTAAGCAAACCGCAGTAGATACGGTTATACTTGGCGCATATGACCCCGATACTAAACAAAAGTTGTTTAAAGAAACCGACCGAGACTTACTCTTAACGCATAATACCGCACCGGTAGATAAACTCGCGACCGTAATAAACGAGCTGTCCGGCTTAGGTATGGACTCGGAAGACGATATAAAAAAGCCTTAGCCGATGATATGTTTCGTAAGGCGTGCTTCTCTATGTCGCGGCATGTATTCCATATGCCCGTTAGGGAAATGCTGAGTAGGATAGATAGTTATGAGTTAAGCGAGTGGTTTGTATTCTTCTCGATGGAAGAGAAAGAACGCGAGAAAGAAGATAAGAGGCGCGAGGCGGAATCGAAGTCGGCGAATAGCGGTAATAACAGGATAAACCCCGCTATACCCCCCACGTTTTGATACTAAGATATAAAGGTGAATAATGGCGGATACTGTCGCAGAACTTATGGTTAAAATCGGAGGTGACGCTTCCGGTTTAGATAACGCACTTAAAGGCGTCAAAGGTTCTGTTGATGGGTTAGCTAGCGGTATGAAAACCGTTGGGGTGGGACTTACTGCCGCCGTCACCGTACCGTTAGTAGCTATCGGTGCCGCCGCTATGAAGGCGTCCAGCGATGTTAACGGGGCGTATCGTGAAATACAGCGCCAGACGGGGGCCACGGGCGCAGAGATGGATAAACTTAAAGCCACTTTTAAAGATGTATTCTCTACCGTACCGGCGTCCGCTGCCGATGTAGCTACCGCACTTTCTATGATATCGCAAACGCTAAATGTTACCCAGCAAGATACGGGTGATTTAGCTACGGAGTTTTTAAATTTATCGCGTATAACGAGTACAGACCTAACCACTAATATAAAACAGGCGACTGAGTCGTTTAACGCATGGGGTCTCGCCGGTGAAGAGATGAAAGTTAACCTCGACGGCCTTTATGTTATCTTTCAAGATACCGGCGTAGCCGTATCGGATTTAGCAGATATAACCGCGCGGGCGGCGGGGCCTGCGCAAGCGGCGGGGCTTAGTTATCAGGAAACGGCTATATTAGTCGGGCAATTAGGTGCGGCGGGGGTACCTACCCGAAACGTGTTAACGTCGCTAAACGCGGTAATAAAGGACGCCACAACGAATAATAGGAGCGCGGCCGTAGAATGGCAGAGCCTAGTAGATAAATTTAAAGACCCCGCGTATAAAGCGACCGCCGACGATATGGCCATATTAGGTACTAATACTTCTAATTTCGCGGCGGCAGCTAAACGCGGGGATATGGATTACGCGCCATTACTCGCCAAAATAAAAGAGTCGCCAGACGCTATTAACGATATGGCGACTAAGACGGGCACGTTAAGCGATAGTTTAACGCTTCTTAAAAACCGCCTGACGCTTGCTTTAGAGCCATTAGGTACCTCCATATTTGGGGTTGCTAAGGATATCGTTAAAGATGTGACCCCTGCGATGACGGTCGTTGAGAATTTGGGGAAAGCGTTTGATAAGTTACCCGAACCTGTGAAGAAGGCCACGGTTGTACTCGGCGCGGTTGCGGCATCTATGGGCCCGGTGTTAACCGTGGCACCGGGAATAGTATCGGCATTAGCACAGATAGCACCCGGATTTATTAGCGTAACTACATCGGCAGCCCCCTTACTTATCCCGTTAGCCGCTATCGGTGTGGCGCTTGGCGTGCTTGCCGTAGGGTTCGGGATTGCATATACCGCGTCCGCAACGTTTAGAGGGGTATTAGGGACATTAACTACGGCGTTTACGGCGTTCGGGGGTAGTGTAATGAAGGCGGTTACACAACTTACCGGCGGCGACTTTTCGGGTGCGTTGGATACGATTAGGACCGCATTAAACCAATTAGTTGTGGATTTGAGTACGATAAACTGGTCTTCCGTAGGCGATAAGATAAAGACGGAGATCGCAAACGCGTTTTCCGACCAATCAAGTACTTTGAATAAGATTGCCGACCAGATACATAAAATGATACTGGCCGTACCGTGGCATGACCTTGGTCTAGAACTTGGTCAGTTCCTAGGTGAGATGGTCTCTACGGGGCTGGGCGCGATTACAGGAACGGGAGACGCCGGCGGAGATAACAAAGTACAATCCGCCGTGCTCGCAGCGGTAAACCCGTCCACTGGCGGAACCGGCGGCGGCATGTCTGGATTAAAAAAAGCAGGTAAAACCGCGGCGGGCCAGTTTGTTGGAGGATTTGAACAAGGATTAAAGGACGGGATGCATGATATTAACTGGAGCGCTGTAATAGCTGCGTTATGGGACGGCCTTTATGCTCTCGGGCCGCAAACTATGGGTGAGGGTAAAACGGTTTTCAATATAACTGCGGACGATATCGGTTATCCTTCTGCCGGTGACATCCAAGACGCTATTGGTAGGTGGTGGGATGGTATAGTGTGGCCGGACCCCGTT